TGCCGTACCACATTCCGTAGTAGCTACTGCCGGAACAATTGTAGTAAGATCAATTTCTGTGACATTAACACCTGGAGAGATTTGAAATGCCATTTTGATTCTCCTTATTTTTGATTAATCAAATATTTTACAGTTATTTATTAAAAGATGAATTTCACATAAAGATAGTATTTTCTTCTTCAGTTCTGCCGTCATCTATAAAACCAAACGGTAAAACATCTTCTTCGATCATTCTTTGATTTTCTTCGAATATTTTTTTTCTTATGTCGGAATTGGTTAATTCTTTGAAATAATCTTGTCTTAAAAGCCAACAAAATAAAACTAAACACATGACAAGATCGTCATTATAACCTTCTTCTGCCTCATAACTATCTTTTTTATTTATGAAATTGCACAATTCAAATAAACAGTCATAATCGTTGATTATAAGTTTGTCATTTTCTACAGCGTCTTTTAAAGCAGAACAACCAATTCTTTTAACACTCTTAGTTGTACGTACGCCTAATCTCACTTTACCACCAAAACCACCTGAAAGTTTTTGCGTATCTTTTGTTGAAGTAAATAACATGTTTTCGTATTCAAAATCATGATATAGTACATTAGAAACTTGTTCGCCTATGTCGTTAATCTCCACCAAAATATAAGCGTTGTTGTATTTCTTTGCTATATCGTAAATTACATTTGGATAAAGAAGTGGTGTTATTTCTTTATTCTTGTATTTACCGATAATTTTATATGGAAACTCAGTGACATCAAAAACAACAAAAGCAGAATAGTCTAAACCCACACCTCTTGAGGTGTCTACTACAATGACATATTCGTTTTCAGGTTGAGATTCTTCGTAACAATCAAATAAGTTTTTAGTGTAAAGTGGTTTTGTAAATGGTATCATTGCGAGTTTATCGGGATTAATTAAAGTGTGAGCACTACCTAAAAACTCTGTTTCAAATTCTTGTCTAAACTGTATTTCAGACGTTGCCCTGATAGTTTCTTCTTTCCATTTTTCATCTCTGCCAGGCACATCTGACCAATGAATTGATATTCTAGAATAATCATTCTCTCCATTTTCACTGTCTGTCCAAATCTTGTAAAAAAGATTCATGCCATTTGGTGTTGATGTAATAATAACTTTCGATGATTTACCAGAAGAGATTGTAGGAAATACAGAAGTAAAAAATTCTTGTTGAAGGTTATTTGGAACAAAAGCAAATTCATCAAGATAAATTAAATTTTGCGAAGTACCTCTAATTGCACTAGACGATGTTGCAGAAGCAAGTATTTCAGACCCATTCTCTAACTTTATTGATCCTTTATTCCACTCTAAAATTCCCTGTTGTATCCAAAGCGGAAGATGTTCATACATTAATTGTATTCGACCAAGAATTTCTCTTGCCTGAGCCATCTTGTTAGCAAGTATTGCAACACTGTATTGTTCGCTGAATAGTATCTTCCACAAAATGTAAGCGCCAACTGTTGTTGTTTTGCCCACCTGTCTTGGAAGTTTGCATATTGAAAACCTATTATTTTCAAATGTACTCACCATCTCTTTTTGAAAGTTCCATAAGTCAAAATCAATCAAACCTTCATCAATAGATATGATCTTACAATACTTCAAAATAAAATAAACAGGATTTCGAGAACATTTAATATATTCTTTAATCTGTTCTTGTGTAAATTCTATTGTAACGCCTGCGGCTTTTAGATTTTTGTTACCTAAGTAACTTTTTGTCGTTGAATTCATTTTTTTACTTTACAAATCATAAATTAAGCGTTATAATAAGAGCAGCTGCGGCCGGGATGGATGGATTCCTTTAATCTTTATTATTGATTAATTTTTGAAGTTCTTCGGTCGAACCAACAAAAAGTGCGTTGGTGACATTACCATTTGAATCGTTGCTTTTCACTGTTTCCTCTTTTAATTGTTTGGTGCGTTTTTGAATTTCTAACAAGTCTTTATTAGCATCTGTAAGCGTCTTCATTAACTGGCCAACAACTTCAAATGTTCTTGCTGATTCAGACTGCTGCGCTAACTCAACGAGCGTTTCTAGTGCATCTGAACCTCTTTCAATGAGATGATAAAGATTCTCTCTAGCGTACTTATAATCCGTGTCTATGTCATGATTATCAGATACTATTTTCTTTTTAGGTTCCAATTGACCAGAAAGCACTTCTTTATCATCTCTGGGTAAATTGAATAGTTTGTCTAAATTTTTATCTAAATTACTCATATTCGGTTATTATCTCTAATATTTCATAATTATCATCAAAGTCTATATCTTCTAGTGCTACGGAATTAGAAACTGTGTAAGCAGGTGTTCCATTTGCAGTCAATGCCGGTCTTTTTTCAATCGTTGCAACTTTGTCTGGGTCATTAATTTTAAGATCATCGTAAAAATTAATGAACGGTCTTTTAATAATACCAGTAGTGGAAACTGGACCGAACATATACGCTTTTGCTGTAAAAGTAAAATTCCAAATCAATGCTCTTCTTGTCGCAAAATCGCCTTCATAAGTATCTTCAATTGTAATATCATTGAGTACAAAAGGAACATCATATTTAATATTATCCATAGCAGGTATTAAATTTAAAGTTGTTGTCCAATCCGGTTGAAAGTATGGTACTATTTGTTCTACTATTTGAGCTCCATCATCAGCATTTTTAACAAAACAACTTAAAATAAATGTAATATCATATGGCACTGGTCTATATTGAGTAGTAACCCTGTTTTTATCTGTTGACAAAACTTTAGCATGTTTATGTGTACTTGGTAATTTCCTGTTTGATGAATAATTAATTGCTTGTATCTCAAAACCAAGTCTTGGCATAGATAAAGCAACATCTTGATCTAAATTGGGATCCTGAGATATTCGTACCAGGAACTTTTCTTTTGGTCCGTAAGCAATCGGCACTTTCAATGTCTGTAAAGTGTTGTTACTGTTATCCAGTCTTTGTACATATATATCATTGAAGAGATTACCGAAAACGATAACATATTTCCTTAACAAACTGTGATAGAATGTGCGTCCAAACATTTTAGTACCTATCTATCTCGCTGAAAGGATTAATCTCGCTGAAATCTATGATGCCTTCAGAATTGAAAGTGAAAAATTCGTTGTTTGCACTGTTGTCAACATTTTCAATTCTGTATTCTTGCAACACGGAACCACCATGCGTAGATGTTCCATCACCTTCAAGTTTCCAAACACCGGTGCCATCTTCAAGTGTAAACTCATTATCCAAAACATTGAGCGAGTAGTTGGTTTCAATGTTATCAATTTCTGTGTTACCGGTACTGATTGTTTCACTGCTGTACTGAAATAACTCGCATCTAAGATCGTATGTTTGCAATCTACCGGTTTGATAAAAAATTTCTTCGTGTTCAACAAATTTTATTTCGAATATCTTTCCGACCATTGGAAAGTAAATCAAATCGCCTTCTTGAGGTCTGTTTATAACATTAATATAATCGTCAGTTTCTAACATAAATGATTCGGTATCTTTAGAACCAGTTAGAAACTGTCTTGAAGGAGATTTGTTGTCTCCTGTTTCAAAAATAAGATTATAACCCACTTCAGTAAGAATTTTAGGCGAAGTTATTGTTTGATCAAATCTTTTTCTTGCTACGGTTAGAATCATTTCATCGCGAATTTCCAAACCAAATCTGGAAAGAAGATCACCCTCTCCTTCAAAACCTTCAACGTTCTTAATATACATTTCAATATCAATTGCTTCTTCGAACTTAGAAGCTGGATCTTCTCCAAATGCATTATCTACATTGACAAGTGTACGCGGAAGATATTTAAGATTGTGACCATATATTTTTATGGCCTCAATAGTCAAATCTTCTACAAGGTCTTGTTCTCTACCGTAAGAAAAATTATTGAAGTATGCGTTTGTCGCCATTATTAACCACCGTCTAACTCCAACAATTTTTGCTCAAGTATATCTTTCTTTTTAACCTTTCTTTCCATTTCAGATTTAAGATATTCATATCTTGCTTTTTCAGCTGGACTTAAATTATCTTCAGTCATTTCTCTGTTTCTGTAATAATTAATTGTTTCAGCATCTTTTTTGATATCCAAATCAAGTATTTCTGCTTTCAATTCAAATTCTGCTTGTTTTTCAATATGTCTAGCATCCATAAAGAAAAATGCAGCCATAATCATTCCTAAAGTTGTTAGAAAAGCGGCTAGCGTGTTAATATCCTTTAAAAAATTCATTTTTTTTATCCAATCATATCGTGAACGGGAAGACTATAACTAACGATCATCTCTTCTTCTAGACTGTTTATTTCTTCAGTAGCTTCTTCCCATATTTTTTGACCGTTAAAGGTAATTCCACCGGGCATTTGCAAACCTTCAAATTTTTTCAGGTTTTCTCCCCATTGTTTTTTAAATAAGGCACATATGTATCTCAGTAACCACCTATCAGCGTACATATCAGTATACACATCTGGATCAATTACTTGATAACAATCCAAAATTAAATATTTTCCTGCGCCAATTTTTTCACTCCAATCGGTATCCACATAAACTCTGTCATTATGACGATTGTAACGAATGGGTTGTTTGCCTACAAAAATTTCTTCCAATAAATTAACGTGTTCCATGGCCATGGTATACGGAACAACCGATTGAAGAAGCATATCGTAAAGATCGTTCAAATGTATTTGATATCGAACATTGAAAAGATTATTAACGGAGTATGTGCTACCAACAACAAAACATCCTGTAACACCTATGATTGATTCTGGTACTGTAATATACCCGTTTGAAACGTCTGAACTGGTTACTTGATGACGATAGTATACATGTTCAGTACCATCAAAATGATAGTCGCGATAATATGCAATTGCTTCATCTATTCTATCTTCAAGCTGTTCATCATCAACGTTGATGTCTATAACTGGTTTGCCAAGTCTACGCAAACAGTATTCTTTTAATTCTTCTCTTGACGATGGTAGGGCCATCTTCTTTTCCTATATCAAAAAACATATTCTATTATTATTTATGAAAAGAAGTTATTATATTAAACCAGTACTTCAGCGGACACATTGAATATTGTAAATACTGCCCCGGTACCGCCAGAATCTTCAGCTATAGTTATAGTAACGGTATCGGTGCGGGTACCAAACGAAGTCTGGCGATACTCTAATATACGTGTTGAGTTTAATTCATAATAAGTGTTTTCAGTACCCCAGTTGGTTGTGTAGTTGCCATTTGTACTTACAAATTTTATAAAAAAGCCAGTGCCATTTCCGGTGCCGGTAGCTGTTAAATATTGGTCGTTGAAAGTAGTGCCATCGTCTAATTCTTCAATAGAGTATGTGCCATTTGTATTGAATGTAAAAGTTACAGCGGCCGGTGATGGGCTGTTTGACCTGTCCAAAAAGGTCGTTTGGGATGCTGGCCAACCACCACCAATAGCAGGACCACTAGAGGTACCGTAAAAATCGGAAAATCTGATCTCACCACTAGCGGGTATATCCGTCTCTCCTGAGGGAAT